TTTAACATCTGGTCTAACTTGTTTTGCAATCTTCTTAACGTATGGGTCATTCATTGATTTAACTCTATGACCTTGTGCATTTCCATCATAGTCTGTAACTAAGAAGTAATCAGCTGTGCCTTCGCTGTTATCAAACTTAGTACGACCTGTCATTGCTTCGTATGTAAATGCTTGTGCAAATCTTGGATTCGCATTAAATATTTTTCTTAAATCTTGTTTAAATGCTTTGTGAGCTTCATCTGCTTTCTTTAGTATTTCTACTTCAGCAAACTTGCCTGCTTTTTCTAAATCTGTTTTACTACCTTTGATACCCATCTTAGATAAATCTGTTGACGGTAAAAGATTGTCCATCTGTTTACCTAATGCTTTTACTGACTTGTCTAAAGATTGTTTTGATGTTTCTGCAGCCACATAGAATGTAGCAGAGGCTTCTGCTTGACCACCAGACATGAGTTGAGCATCACCTGTTTTAAGTGATATTCTATCTCTGCCTATTACGAAATCTGTTTTTGGAGTTAGTGTAGAACCCTTTGCACCACCTGGTCCAAAGTATGTGTTCCATTTCTTAGATGCAGGATAAGAGTTCTTTGGAAACTTACCCTTACCTGATAGTCTTAAACTAGATACAATTTTCTTACCAACCTTATCAGAGTTTTTGATAAGACTAGATTTAAATTTAGGACCACCTGCAGCTGCTACGATAACTTTTTCCATATCATAGGCGGCTGTAGTATCGCCTTCTAAAATAAGATTATCAATTAGATAATCTCTAAAATTTTGCATTTTGCACTTCTCCCATGTACAATCTTATACCACATATCCCATTACAAGTCAAGTAAATTCGATAGTAATATTTATAATTCTTTAGTACACAGGAAGTTAGGAATGCCTTGATTATACTTCCAAACTTGATGTTTATTTTGGAAATCTGCTAGTTTTTGTGCGTCTTCTTCAAAGTCATAGACTGCGACAATCCGTTTGGCGTTCTCTCTGACTTGCCAGTAGAGTTCTTTGCCCCTTTTTGCGAGCTTGATAGTATACTTTAATTTCTTAGAATACACTCTTTTTTTACGAGAAGTTGCCATAAGTATTACCTTTGTTCTTCTTTATATATGATTCGAGGGCATCTTCATCGTTCTCCTCGACTTGTTGACCAACTAAAGTTTGTGCTGATTGTTCAACATCAAATAGTTTCATTCTTGCTCGATCTACACCAATAACAAACTTCTTATTCATTGTAGGATCGTTGTATCTATTCTTTAGTTGTTTTACCATCATCTGACCTGCTTGTTCTAACTCATCGTTAGAGATTAACGCAAACATAAAATCTGCTGTTGCAGGTAGACCAAATGATTCGGAAGTATCTTCAAGGCCAACATCTGTAGACACGAAACCAGTTCTTGTAGTTTGTGTCGCTGTCATAATAGGTAAGTTGGATTCTACAGCCAACCCTCTAAGTTCTTCAGCAATTGCCTTAACATATGTGTAACTATTAACATTGGCACCAGGTTTGAAACGTGAACTAGCACAGATATTGATGTAATCAATAAACACAATATCTGGCTTGAACGTTTTCTTCAAAGCCAATTCATTGATCAATGCTTTGAAGTGACCAGCACCAGCAGAGGCAGTAGGATATTCTTTGATAACTAATCTACCTGTTGTTGCCTCTTTTAATTTTTGTATCTTGTCTGAGAATAATTTCTTATTTAATGAATGTAAATCATCTGTAGAAATATTAAGTAAGTTTGCATCTATTCTTTCTGCAATTCTTTCCTCTGCCATTTCCATAGTGATATACAAAACATTTTTATTAATCGACAATGCATGTGCAGCCATGTGTGTCATAAACATTGTCTTACCAACACCAGTACCTGCCAATGCAACGTTCAACGTTTTGTTTGGCAAACCACCTTTGGTAATCTTGTTGAAGTATGATAAATCAAATTCAATACGTTCTAGTTTTTGATGATAGTAATCAAATCTTCTATCAACATCATCTAAATAATCATGGCCAACATGAGAATCAAAAGAGACACCCAATGCATCGCTTAGTATTTCTGGTATCGCTTCTGGTGTCCGTCTTGTATCTTTACGCTCAAGTATTTGAATACCATCCATCACTGCGTTATGTATCGCACGATCTTTACAAAACTTCTCTGTAGTTTCTACTAACCAATCTAAATTAATATCTTCAGGATTCAAAGATTGTATCAAAGCAACAATCTGTTTGTATTCTTCATCCGTAATATCTCTACGGTTCTGAATATCAATCTCTAAAGTTTCTCTGGTTGGAAGTTTGTTATACTGAGTTGTGAATTTAAAGATTTCACTAAACAAAATCTTTTCTAAACGATTTGAAAAGTAATCTTCTTTAATAAAAGGTAATACCTTTCTACTATAATCTTCGTTATGTATTAGATTCTTTAGTGTGGTTCTTTCTATTCTTTCGCTCATTTCATCTCCAGTTGTATGTTTTCATGTAGTATATCATTTGTTAGTTTCTTAAATTCTTCACTTTCAGTATCACAACCTTTTGGATTATGAATTACAGTGTAGTCATATTTAATTCTTAGTTGACCTTCTTCTTCTAAAAATTTGACACTACCATAAACATACTGAACATCTTTAAACGGACCATCATCAATATTGATGAGATCGTGTTCGTATCTAATATGTTGTACGTATCTATACTTCGTTCGAGCCATAAGAAAATTCTTTTTTGGCAGCTTCTTCTAGTTGCTCCATAATTTCTTTTGTGAAATATTTCTCTGGTTCATTCTGTATAGTTTTCGAATATTGTTTACTGCCATCTGGCAATTCAATTCTTGTTGATACTTGTTTGAAGATACCATGTTTTAATGCCAAGTCTAATAGACCATAGTGTCTATCTAAACCTGTTTCATATCTCAATCTTGTATCAACCATTACGTTCTCTTTAGATAATCTACTTTTATGAGTTTTACAATGGATGATGTTACCGATAATATCAGTACCATCTTTTTCTTTTTTCTTAGATAGGTATACGATAGTTGAGGCTGCATACTTCAAGCCTGAACCACCACCCATTTCTTTTTGTGGAAACATTGAACCAATCACATCGTAAGTATGATTAGTAATCACAAGTGGCACTTTCGCTTTACCAAGTTTCAATGTCAACACTCTAAATGCAGCCTTGACAACTTGACTTCGTGTCATGTCTCTTGTTTCTTTACCATCTGCTGTATCTTCAATCTCTTTTGTTGTAGATAACATACCCAAAGAATCTAATACCATAAACAATGGTTTTCTTTTTGATTCATCTATTTCCAAATAAGAATCCAATACTCTTAATGATTGTGTTCTAAATTCTTGTACTGTTGTCACTGGCATGATTGCAATACGTTTTGTATCAATGCCACGACTTTCAACTAAATCTTTTGTTAATGCACTTTCTGATTCGAAGTATACCACGTTGGCATCTGGATTATTATCCAGAAAGTTTTTCACCATTCCTAATACAAAGAATGTCTTACCAGTTGCACTTTCGCCAGCGATAGCTGTGATCTTATTTCCAGGAAGACCACCTTGAAGTGAACCTGATATCAGGCCGTTGAAAATATACGAACCTGTATCAATGAAATTAGCAACGTCACCTGCCTCAACACCATCGTCAACAATGGCTGCAAATTCATTACCAGTCTCTTTGATTATATCTTTTAAAAAATCACTCATTCAATTACTCCATTTTAATAGGGCTATTATACCACATTTTTTACTTTTTGTCAAGGTTTATTTTACTCAACACGTTATTATATATCGATTCTGCAATCGACTTCATCATTAGAGGGGGCACCATTCTGCCTACTCTCTCTGCCTTTTGATTCCACTTACCAGTGAGTTTGAAGTCATCTGGTAGTGACATTATACGTTTCAGTTCGCCTAGTGTTAGTTTTCTAGGTTCATTCCAATGAAACGCACCTGCGTTTGTTTGTCCATTACCCATTGCTGTCAGTGTGGGTGCTGGTGCATATTCTGAAACACGTTTCAAATTAAAGTGATGACCTTTTGGATGATAGTCACCACCAGTCAAAACTTTATCAGGATTAGTCGGCATCTTACTACCTGTGTCTTTCCAATATGCTGTCTTTGTAAACTTCTCAGTTAATTCTTTTACTTCTTCATCATCATATTGTAAATCAATCAATGCATCTTTCAATGGTATAACATCTGCACTTGGTTCAGGAAATACATTTTGTATTGTCATAAAATTTAAACCAACTTGCTCTGCAATATCATTTCGAATACCTATGAAGATAACTCTCGTTCTTGTTTGAGATACACCATAGTTCTTACTATTCATTACTTGCGAACAAACATCATAACCAATATTCTCAAATTCATTTATAATTTTATTGTAATATTCTTTTGCCTCACCAATCGTTAGACCTGCCACATTTTCTGCAACAATAACTTTTGGTTTGATATCTTTTGCCACTCTTAGAAACTCAAAGAACAAGTCTTCGATGTTTTCAACCATCATACCATCTGAATACTTTTTAGTTTGTCCCCAACCATCTGAATGTTTACCACCCGTAGAATGTGACAGTTTACCGGCCACAGAGAACGCTGAGCAAGGAGGAGACCCGTCTAGTATGTCAATGTCTGTAGTTCCTGCAATGTCTGTAAAATCTTTCGCTGTGAGTTTCTTTATGTCACCAGGTAGAATAGGGGTGTCTGGATAGTTCTCTTTGTATGTATTTTGTGCTTCTTCTACAAACTCATTAATACACAATATCTTACCACCTGCCAATCGATAACCAGTTGACGACCCACCACCACCAGCAAATGTAGAGATTACATTAAACTTGTTTTGTGATGATGCCTCGTTGACATCTTTTAAATTATATGGTTTATACTTACTCAAAAAAACTCTCTATTGTATTCATACCACTTGCATCAACTTTCCAATTGATTGCCTCTAAGATAAACTTCAATGGTTCGAAGAATGACTTTTGGAATTGTGTTTCATAATCAATTACAGAATGAAAGTTAAACTGTGGTGGTAGTTTTGTTAGAAACGAAATCACATTTGTTTGATGTGTGTTTGGTTTTCTTAACAACACATATTTAATTTTATCACCTTCTTGTATTTCTTGGAATCTTGTTAATAACTTTTTCTCATGTAGTATATGATTATATATCAAACTACCTTTGACGTGCATTGGTGTTGACTTTCTAAAGATAGAGTTTGAATCCATATACTTCTTTAGACCTTTTACTGATCTAGGAAATGCAATCTTCTCAGCAGGCATGTGTTCAAACTCTTGTCTGAAATCATTTACAAATGTTCTTAGTTCTTTTTCTGATTGCGACATAATAATATTTAGCGCTTGTTTAATCTTAGATCGACACACTGCAGGTGTAGAAGATTTAACAGCCTCGATGCCCATAATC